GCTACAAATAATAAAATGGATTCAACAACAAGATTTGATGTTAGTTGGTCAAGGGTTAAAAATATACCACTTGTTAAACCAACTATTAAAAAGTATTTGTATAAACACGTAAGATCAAGTTTTCTTAAAATAGATTTAACACAAGCAGCTATTGCTGTTTACTTACCAGTTCAACAGTTCCAAAAACGTTCTGCTGCTAGTGTATATTCAGCATCAAGGAGTTCAACATAATGGCCATATTAAGAGGCGGCACAAGAATATTTGGTCAAGATATTAGAATAGGTATTCCTAGAGATAGATCGTTAGATGATGTAGAAAATGATCCAAGGTTTAGACAGAAACCAGGTGGTAATCCTGAAAGTACTATGGGTCGCTATCAATCAATGGTTAATGAAGCAGAAGGATTTGCTCGTAAGGCTAGATACTATGTAGAATTTTATTTACCAAAACCAGGTGGATTAGATTTAACAGGCATTGATGATACAGGTCAAGTTGGTATTAGTAATGCTAGTCAAGAATCAATTGCTTCATTTAGAAGTAATAATGAATTAAATGCTGTTCAAATGGCCAATGCTCGTAGAGTTCAAGCATTTTGTAAATCTATTAGTATGCCTGATAGAGATGTACAGATGAAAGAAATTAAACACCACGGTCCTGCTCGTAAATTTGCTTATGATTATAAATCAGCTCCAATTACAGCATCATTTTATACAGATAAATTTATGAGAGAAAGATCATACTTTGAATTGTGGCAACAATCAGCATTTAGCCAAGTTTCAAACAATTATAATTTTTATGACAATTATGTATCTGATATTAATATATTCCAATTAGGTAGTTTTGAAAGCAAAAATGAAAGAGATGATATGACGTATGCTGTAAAACTATTTGATTGTTATCCAAAAATTATTAGTACAGTAGATTATGCAGCTGACGGTAATGAAGTTCAAACTTTTTCAGTAACTTTTGAATTTAGATATTGGATTAATTATTTCCTTGATCGATCAGGCAATATTCAATTGGGTCAAGCAAACTTTAATGATGTTACAGTTAAGAGTAAATATGGTGCTTTTGGTTCATTAATAAATAAACTACCACCAGAATTAAGAAGAGCTGGTACACAAGTACTAGAAGGACTAAAAAGAAGAATACCTATTGGCGGAGTTACAGGTGGAAGAGTGTTTCCTCCTTTTGGCAATTTCCCTCCATTCGGTGTATAATTATTATAATATAAAAGGAGTAAATTATGTTACCTAAAGTTGAAGTGCCAACATATGAGTTGACATTACCATCTACAGACAAAAAAATAAAGTATAGACCTTTTCTTGTAAAAGAAGAAAAAATACTTTTTATGGCATTAGAGTCTAAAGACAATAATGAAATGATAACCGCTATTAAAGAGATAATTAAATCTTGTACCTTTGATGGCATTAATACAGATACAACACCTCTATTTGATATAGAATATATATTTTTAAATATAAGAGCTAAATCAGTAGGTGAAGTTGCAAAATTTAAAGTTATATGTCCTGATGACGGCGTAACCTATACTGAGGTTGAAGTTGATATGACCAAAGTTGAAGTTCACGTTGATGATGAACATACAAACAAAATATTAATAGATCAAGATAAAAATTTAGGTTTAGTATTAACTTATCCTACATTGAATGTTTATAAATTGGGTGAAAATATGGAGAATGCTACTATTGAAACAATGTTTAATGTTTTAATAAATTGTATTGACCACGTTTTTCAAGGCGACAAAATATATTCATCAAAGGATTTTACTAAAGAAGAAATAAAAGAGTTTTTAGAAAATTTACCACAAGATAGTTTTTCTAAAATTAAAAAATTCTTTGATACAATGCCTAGACTGAAATCGGTTGTTGAAGTTATTAATCCTAAAACCAATGTAAAAAGTAACGTTACATTTACAGGATTAGCAGATTTTTTCGGATAAGCCTCTCCCATAATAGCCTAGAGGCCATATACGAAACTAATTTTGCATTAGTTCAACATCATAAATATTCATTAACTGAGATTGAAAGTATGATACCTTGGGAGCGTGATATTTACGTTCAAATGTTAATTAATTATATAAAAGAAGAAAACGATAGAAAAGCAAGGGAGAAACAATGAGCGTAGAGAATAAAGAAACAAGTTTTAATACTAAATGGCGTCCTGCTATGGGTTGGTTATATCTGGCCGTTTGTGCTTTTGATTTTGTTATATTTCCAATTCTATGGAATTTAGCACAAGCAACATATTTAAAACAAATAGTGTTTACACAATGGAATCCATTAACGTTACAAGGTGCTGGATTCTTTCATATTTGTATGGGTGCTGTATTAGGCATATCTGCTTACGGTAGAACACAAGAAAAGATTGAAACTAAAAAATTAGAAGCTAAAAGAGAAGAACAAATAGGTTAAGATGGCCATTATTAAAGACCCAAAAGATCCTCAAGGTTTGATGAGAGCGTTAGGGCCAGGAGCTATGGGTATGGGTTCGTCAGAAGAAAATCTTATTGGAGATGAACCAACAAGTAATTTAGATCCTTTTTTAAAAAAAAGTGATGAAGAAGGTGAATTTTTACAAATAGTAAAAGATCTTGCTAAAAAAAGAGGAGAAGATGTACCTATTTCTTTTTTAAATCATTTATTTGATGAATTAGGTCAAAGTTTAGAATTGTCGATTAAAAAAGAAATGTCGGCTTTTGCTAATGTTATATCACCAGAAATTCAAAATGAATTAATATCAATCACAAAATTGTTTACTATGGGTGAGGAAAAAGATAGAGATGAAGCCTATAGAAGATTGCAAAAATTTGTAGATAAATTAGGATTAGATTTAAGTAAATATAGTAAAGCAATTGGCGAAAACTTTGACAAATTAAAAGATTTCTATGACAAAAAACAATTACAATTAGAACAAGAACAATCACTTAAAAATGATAGGATAGATTTATTAAAAAAAGAACAGGTTAGATTAAAAGAACAAGGTGTTATTACTAAAGTTAATGAACAATATCAAAAATTAGAAATACTTACTAAAAAGGAACAAAGAATTGAAGAAAAAGTATTAAGAGAAGATGAAAAGAAATTTATTGAAAGAAAAGAAAGAATAATAAGAGAAGAAAAGGATTTATTAAAAAAACAATCATTGACAACGGAAGAGAAAGATAAAATAAGAGTAGGTAGAAGATATATTCAATCTGGCGAATCTTCATTAACAAATAGAGCTGAATCATTAGGTGTTGAAAGAAAAGAAGGAACAAAACTTGGAAGATTTGCTAGAGGTACAGGTGCTTTTATTAGAGGAGAAACTGGACCATCAGCTATTAGAAATGTAATGGGTGGTATATATCAAGGATTACCAACAACACAGCTAAAACAATCAATTGAAATGATAAATGAAAGTTTATTAGGAATACCAGGTAAAGTATTAGGTCCATTAAATACATCAGTTAAGAAAATAGGCAGTGTAGTATCTGATAAAATGAAAGATTTATTTACTACTGCTTTTGATCCATTAAAAACTAAGATTACAAAAGAATTAATACCAGCATTAGGTAGAATGAGTGGTGGTTTATTGAGAGGTGCTGCTGGACTTTTAGCAAGCCCTGCAGTTTTAGGCATTGGAGCTGCTGCTGCTGCTGGTGGTGCTTTAGCATATGGTAGAAGAAAATTAATAGACAAAAAATCAGAATTAATTGAGAAATTAAACGTTATTGACGAAGAAAAAAAATCAAACCTAGTTAATGAAGATGAAAAAATTAAACCTATGATGGAAAAAAATCAATTTCAGGAATCTTTAATTAAGAGTAGTAGAGAAGGAACATTACCTAAAGTTTCAGATTTATCAAATTTAAATACTAGTATTGGATCTGATAGTAAAAAGGCACCTTTTGTTTATACTAACGCTCCTCAAAATATAGTTAATCAAACAAATCAATCAACTACAGTAACAATTGATGTTAATAATCCAGACAAGACTTTTAATATAATTAATGTTTAAATGTGGTGGCCATTTCTGGCCACCATCAAAGTATTAGTAGAGAGAGATTCTACTCGTCATCTGCCAATTTACTAAAGTAAGACAATGTATCGTCATCATCACTAGCAGCTGGAGTAGTTTTACCATTACTTTTTACTGTACCATTTGATTTAGCTGGAGGGAGTTCAGCGTTCTCAACTGTGCCAGTACTTCTAGTTCCCGTAATTACCCTATTCAGTTTCTCTTTGAGTTCATCATAGGTCTTAAAATTACTAGGGGCCAAGAAAGGCGTTAGAGCGTATTGTTTTGCCCAAATAGCTTTGATCTTATCATCACTATCGGCAATTTGAGTAACAGGCTCAAATTCAGATTTATCATAGTTCCAATAACCATCTACCTTTCTAATTTTTAGTTTAAAGTTTGCACCTTTCCAAAAATCAAATGGGTTAATAGCTTTCTCATCTTCAAATGCTGGTTGCATTGCTTCTGTAATCTTATCAAATATTTTTTTACCATATTTGAATATGAATACTTTGCCTTCATTTTCTGGATGAGCAGGATCACTTACAACTAATATGTTAGAGAAGTAAGATAGTTTTCTTTTTCTTTTTCTTGCTATCTCTTTATCAGATTCAACACCTGAATTCCATAGTCTAGTATTTTCTTCACTAACAGGATCTTTTTGATTTAAAGTTGTTAATGAGTTCTCAATATACCAACCACCTTTATCTTGGAAAGCGTGTGACCAAACTCTTACCCACGGCATTTCCTCTTTTTCGGATGCTGGTAGAAAACGAAGTACGGCATAACCACTACCAGTTTTATCTAGCTCAGGTTTCCATATTCTGTCGTCAGCGTATTTGTCTTTTGATTGTTTATTAATATCCTCAGGATTGAGGTTAGCTTCTAATGCTTTGGTAAGTTTATCAAAGTTAGAATGACTAGTTTTTAATGTATTAAAGTCCATTGTATTTTCTCCATTGTATTTGTATTTTTGTATTTGTATATGTACTGTATAATCGTACTATTATATTTATACATCCTTCTACTATAACACTATTTTAGATGTTTGTCAAGTAGATTTTCGTATGTTATATAATGTATGTTTTTTATTTCATTCCACTCATATATTTTGGTATTAACTCTATCTTCACCTTTCATATTGGTGTTTACTTTATAGAAGTTTATATGTGGATTTTGTGTAAATAATTGTTTCCATTGTGTTACCCAATTAACACTAGGTGTTGGACCGTGTTCTGGTACAACATAATACTTTGTACCTTTATATAAATTGTTTACCTTACCTGTGGTACTGTTTAAATCGTGTCCTAATAGATATACTTCGGTAGGACTATCTTTCTTAACAGCAATATAACCTGATGTGGGACCTGCTGCCCATCCAAGGTCTCTATTGTTAGGCATAATATCCATTAAATTATTTGTCTTATCATCATCACGTACCCAACTAACACACAATACGTTTTGGCTAATTCTTCTTTGAAATTTATCTTTATTTTGTTTTAGTATTGTAACTAGGCCAGATAGATTGGCACCGTGCATTACAAATTCTTTTTCGTCTGTTCTTTTATTTTCGTTTTTGATATGCCATTTATTTAATTCTTCAATATCAATTTTAGATAGGCCAGCATATACCATACTATCGTACATATGATCTGGTACTGTAGTCCAATCTCTAAACCAAGTTTCGTTCTTGTAACAATAACCACTTTGATATATCTCGTGCATTATACCGTGGTCAACGGATACTAATACATCTGGTGTATATTGTCTATAGATAGCATTACAACCATATATTTTACCGTGAGGTTTTAATAGGTCTAAATTAAAGTCTTTACGACTTTCGCCATTACCAATACAAAAAACTTTGGTCATTTATGTTGTACCCAATTATATATTGCTATAACAGACAATATTAAAAAAAATACTTGTGTTGTTGTTCTTGCTCTGTCTTTATCTTTTAATGAAATTCTTATTGTGAGTATAATAGCAACTAAAGTAATAATCCAACTGAACCATTGTAAGTTTATTATGGCAGACGCTTGTATAATACCACTTGTCATAAAAAATACAGCAGCTATCCATCTTTCAATCTGCAACTTCATTTTACAAAAATCTCTTTCAATATTAGTTTACTGGCTGTTTGATTGTATTTAACAAATGGTTCATACTTCCTTAACCTTTTGGAGTGGACTGGCCAAACAACTTGTTCAGTAATTTGTTTATCCCAAGATTTACAATAAGATAAAATTTGGTTAAACACAACAGCACTTTCGTAGGATATTTTTTTTGATAGAACCAATTGAAAAAATCTAGGATGTTGTCCACCAAAAACGCTGAAACCATCATCAAAAGAAAGATGCTTAACATTGAAATCATTAAAAATGTGGACACAATCACTTCTGAAATAGTATTCAAAAGATTCATTACGCTTCTTCCAATCTGTGAAAACATCTTGTCCATCATTTCTTACTAAACTTCCTACCCACTTGTTACTATCAGATAAAAAATTACTAACAAAAAAACCCAATATATCATTCTGATTATATCTGGTACTGAGTTTGTGAAAAAAATATCTATCATTTCTTTTAGTAAAGGTATCTAATTTACAATTAACCTTTCCTTCATATTTATGGTAGTCATAACTATCTGTTGTGAAGTGTAGTTTAACTGCCAGATATATTTTAAATACTTCAAATCCTCCATACATATTACACTGGCAACTGGCCTGTCTTTGGAATGTAGTTTAGATTTTGTGCCTCTATTGTAATTTTATCTTTTAGTGCTTTTGTAAGCATAGGCGCTACTGTTGAAGGATCAATATCGTTTTCATCACAATATTTTAATATAGCATCCATATAAGATATACCTTTTTTCTCTTGTACTATCTTTTCTATTTGTAACGAAAATTCTTTTGAGTTCATAATATTATTATATCATATATTATGAAGAAAGTCAAGTAAATTGTTTAGAACCAGGAAGTAATAAACAATAATACAAAAAGTATTATCATTATTAACATAAATTTAAATGCTATATTTTCTTTACGATCAATTTCTGGTGATGCTTTTAACAATGTAAATTGTGTATTATCGGAACGTATAACACCTATAATTGCTAATGTTAATAGTATTAATATAGTAGTAACAATAATTGTTTTTATCATAATTATATTTAGTTCTTTTTAAATAATGGGTAGTATTTTTTTTTAAATTTATCTTTTAAATAATCTATAAAATATTGACCTGATAAAAGATGGCCAGGTTTTTTATCAACTTGACCATCTTTTTTACTATCAGATAACCATTTGTTTTCACAAGGGTTATATGGAAACATATTACTTGCCGTTCTTTAAATTTGGAAAGAAAGCTTTTACTGTATTTTGATATGCTTCAGCATAAGGCTTTGCTAAGTCTTGTGCTTTAGTTATATTTTCTTGTACAGTTTTTGTATAATCATTATTAGTTACAAAGTCATTAAATTGCTTTGCTACGTCTATAATGTCGTTAGCTGAGTAAGTAGGAGCTTTAAACTCTTGTACTACTTGATCGCCTTCTTTTTTTATGTTGTATTCGTACTCTTTTACTTGTGCTTGAAAATTAAACTCCGCTAATGATTTAGCTAAGCCTAATAGGTCTGATCGGATTTCATATCCGTTTTTTGATGTTGTTGCCATATTTTTCTCCTTTGTGTGTGTGTTATAGCATTTCTATTTATACTTGGAGGGCCTATTGCCCTCCAAATTTGTACTAACTACTTCTTAGCTGGTTCAGCAGGTTTTTTTGCTGGAGCAACTTGTTGTGTTGCAACTGGTTTTTGTGGTGTTACGTCAACCTTTTTAGGTTTAAGTACGTAATATCCTACAACTAGAACAAATACTACCACTGTAGCAATTGCTATATTTCTATAAGTAAACATTATTTACTCCTTGTTTCGTTAATATATTATATTATATACTAATTTGACTGATTTGTCAAGTGTTTATATTACTTTGGGACTTCTAGTTATGTGGCCTACAACGGTACCTTTATGTTCACCCTCTTTTATGGTGTAACCTGACGTACCATTACCATTAATTTCGACTTCTTTTCTACTTCTCAATAGAATGTCGTTCTTTTCTTTTATCTGTTTATCCGTGTAGTTTTTGAATATTAAGTCTTTAAATCGTTCTATCATAATATTATTTATATGTGATTTTAACATATGAGGTATGTTATTTTTACATACCTCGTTAAACGGCCTACTTCTGTTGCCACGTGTAGGCCAAACGCCGTTACCTATTACTAGGCAGCAAGAGCATAACTTTCGTTAGCATCTATGATTTGATAGTACGCTATCAGCGATTTAACTCCAAATAGGTTTACTTAGCAGTCGATTGCTATTTCCACCCCCTATATTTCATTGTATAGATGGTGGAGTGGCAGGGTACCGCCCCCTGGTCCTAACTAATTATTAACTATTCTTCAACGTCAAATTTTTTTTATTGTTGAAATATTTATAGAAATTGTCAATTGACTCTACTAATTTCTTTTCGTAATCTGCTCTATTTTTAATAAACGTTTGAGCAACACCATCTTCACAAGCTAATATAACAACCAACTGTTCTACTTTTTCACCATATAATTCTTCATACATCATAGAATATGCCGTTGTTTGTAGGAAGTAATTCTCAATCCAACCTTCTAATCTTTCTTTGTTGGCTGATTTAAAATCTATTACCGATAGTTTACCATTATATTCAGCAACACAATCAACCTGACCAGCAAGTGTAAGTTTTTTACTATACATAATAGTTTCCAACATTCTTATATTATCTATTTGGTCTACATAAGGTCTAATAAGTTTAAATAGTCCTAATGGCAATACATCACGTATTGATGGTGTTTGATTTTGTAAATATTGTTCAACTAACGTGTGCATTGCTTTACCACGTCTAGCTGCTCTACCCATTTCCCAATTGGCAACTGATTCACCAACTTTATTTCTCCAATCTTGTAATGAATCTTTTTTAAGTAAAGACAATACAGAAGTAACTGATGGATATGATTTACCATCTATCTCGTAAAATCTTATACCATCTATATTTTTACCTTTTGTATTAGGTAAAACTGTTGGATCTACTTTAATAAATTTAAATTCTTTAGGCATTATCACCTTGTGTAGGATCTTTTAGTGTTCTTAAATATGGTTTATGTGTTGTCCAACCTTTAGGAAATAATTTTTTTGCTTCTTCATCATTGATAGCTGAACCTATAATAACATCTTCACCTTGTACCCAATTTGCTGGTGTTGATACTTTATAATT